TTACATTGCATTTAATACATATTCAATCAGGCATTCCTTTGGAATTTTAATTAATCTTCCATTTCTTATAGATTTTAATTCTCCAGTTTCAGTTTTCTTTAAGACACTACTTTTACTAATTCCTAAAAAATCAGCTGTATCTTTTGTTGATATAAAAAAAGGAAGCTTCTCTAATTCTTTTTCTAATGATGTTCTCATTTCTTGTGTTGTCATTTTTATCACCTAATTCCATTCGTTCCCTATTCTTTTCATGTTTTTTTGCCATTTTTCCCAATAAGAATTTAAAATATTATCTGTTGTATAACTATATTGATATGTAATTGCAATCAGCTCATCCATAGCTATTGCTAACTTATCAGTATAGACATAATGAATAAATCTTAAAATATCAGGTTCATCTGTATGAATATATTTTTCTTCAAAAGAAAAGCAAATAGCTTCCTTTAAGGCTTCATTTTTATCATCATCAAGATAATTTATCAATTGAGCAAAAAAGAAGTAAATATCAGTCAATTCTTCTAACTCTTTGTCCTTACTATAAGGTTTAGTTTTCCAAGTTTTATGTGAAAAGATAGTCTCTTCATTAAACTCAACACATTCTGCTATTAATGACATTTTTATGTCATCAAAAGTTCTAGGTCTAATACTATGAATATTATCATCTAAATGTTTTTGTAAACTTAATATATCTTTAAAATTTTCAGGTTTTTTTATTTTCATTTTTTCACTTCCTTGTACTTTTTTAAATCTATAAGCATTTCTAATAATTTCCTATGTTCTTCTTTACATTCTCCACATTCAAGTTCTTTTATTTTGTTTTGACAGTGTATTATAGCTTCATCTAAATCTATTTTTGTATATTTTCCCACTTATTCTATCACCTTTAATAGTTCAGGGTTTTCATAAATATTCCCTACAACTTCACAACCTTGTGCAACAACATCAATTAAATCAAAAGAATACTCTTCAAAATCTCCCTCAAATTCTGCTCTATAACTTCCATTTTCAAAAATAACTTTATAAGGTTTCTCATTGTTTCTGTTTGATAAAATATCTCCTTCATAAATTTCTTTTTCATTTTTATCTTTTAATCCTGTGTATTGCATAAGTTCAATATCATTGAATTTCTCGTGTCTTATATTTAACAAATGTCCAACTCTTTCAAATAAATAAGTTACCTTTTTAGATACATAATTAATTAATATGACTTCAAATATTGCTTTTCTATCTTTTACATAAGCTCTAAATTTTATATCTCTATTCATTTTTAATCAACTCCTATAAAAAAATTCAATATTTCTATTTTTCCATTATGTGTTCTCATAAAATTGTTTTTGAAGTCTCTTTCAAACTCTTCTAATTCATTTTCTGTCATTAAATATTCTGTATTTATTTCAAACTTCACTGTTCTTTTTGAATTATCTTGAAGGACTTCCATTGTTCCTTTGTATTTAATCATCTTTTTTCTCCTGCTTTTTATTTATTTTATTTGAAATAGCAATTTTAACTTTAGCTATATTTAATCCTACATTTGTTAATTCAGCATCATTTTTAATAAGCTTATTTTTATTTAAAACAGCTAATTCTTTCCTGGAAACTAGAAGCAAATTTTTTATATCAAAATTTTCTTTATTTCCATCAGCAAAAATTATTACATGATCTACTGGAATTTCTCCATATTTTTGTTCCCAAATCCATCTATGTTTTAATTTCCATCTTTTTTTATTGACAAGCTTTATATATGTATAACCATCTCTATCTATTCTTTCAGAATAAAGTTCTCTAGTATTCCATGTAACATTTCCTTTTTTGAAAAGATTAGGAGGTCTTACTCCTGTTTTCTTACCCTTATTCCAAGGTGTAAATCCTTTCTTAAAAGTATAAGAAGGTAATTTTTTAAAAGGTATTTTGTATCTACGAAGCAAAGGCTCTAACTGATTTAAAGTTATTTTTTCAAAATTATTATTAAATAATTCTAATAATTCATTTTTATTTTTAGTACCTTTGAAGCTTCTTAAGAATTCAAACTCTATTGTTTTAAATTTTCTTCTCATTTTTATACCTCTAACATTTTAGGTAGTTTCATATTTTCAGTGATTCCACTTTCTTTCATTTTAATAGCTTGGATTGCAACATCTGCATTATTTATAATCGCAGTAGCAACTCCAACTATAGCTTTTGCTCTAAGAATTTCAGTATGTAACTTTTCTTCACTAATATCTTCTTCATCTAATCTTTCAATTTGTGCAAATAAGTAATTATTTAAATCATTTAATGTATTTTTCATTTTTTAGTTCTCCTTATCAATTAAAACCTTTCCATTCCCAAAGTTCACCTTTACAGTTTCTTGCTTTATACTTTATTTTTAAAATTCCCAGGATTGTTCTTAATGTACTTCCTTTTCTCCCTAGTTTCATTGATAGTTCTTTCAATGTCATATTAGGAGCATTCTCTTTTAAAAATTCTATTTCAGCATCGTTTAATTCATAATTTTTTTTATCAAAAATACATCTGGCAGTTAAAATTTTTTTTATTCTACTTTCACTTGTGTGATACTTTTCCATTATTTTGGCGATAGAAACACCATTGTTATAATCTATAACTATGTTTTCTTTATCTTCTTCACTAAGTACTTTTCTTTTATTTAAAAGTTCTAATTTATTTTGTTCTAAAATTCTTTTAAGTCTATCATTTCCTAAACCAAAATATTTTTTTAATCTATCAAAAGTAAAACCTTCTTGTATTTTCAATTTTAATTCAATTAAATTTACAGAATTATCTCTTGCTATTTTTATATCACCAATTAAATTTATTCTACATTCTCTACATATTCTACTAAATTTTGAGTGAGTACAATTTACTTTCTCAGCTAATTTAGAGTAATGTAATAAAGGATATGTTAAAATTAAATTTTCTAAAAATTTCTTTTTAACATTCCTTACCTCTTCTATTGAAAGAAATAATTTTTTAGCTAAGACAGAAGATTTTTCTTTCAAATGTTCTATTATATATTGTTGTTCAAACTCCTTATCTCTTCTTTCTTCAATAATTTTATCAGCTTCACATTCAAGCATTTTTTTTATAAATATGCTATCGTATGGATAACCCATTTCATTAGCTACCTTATCTATTTCATAAATTCCATAATTATCAAATAATTCACAAAACAATTCTTTTTGTAACTCTTTAATATCTGAAGCATCTATTTGTAATCTCTGACCTAATGTTTTATGTTTTTTCATGAGATTATTTTTTATGTAATCTCTTAAAAAAGTATCATTTTTTAAAGATATTGTTTCCATTTTAACCACCAACTATATTTTTATATTTTTCTTTTACTCTAGATTTATCAACATTAACATAAATCATAGTTGTATTTATGTTCTGATGTCCTAAAACTTGTTGAATTTCTTCAACGTCCATTCCTTTCTTTAGTGCCATTGTTGCAAATGTCCTTCTGAATCTATGAGGATGAACATTTTCAACTTTTGCTCTAGTTGCAATTGATTTTAATACTCTTCTTAATCCTTCAGTCTCAATCTTGCTACCTGGAATTTGGTTTTTATAACATTTATACATAAGTCCATCAGCAATCCACAAATAAGGAGTATTATAATTTCCTCTTTCATTTATATATTTTTTAATTGCAAGAGCTGCAATAGTACTCATGAAAGCAACTCCTTCTTTATTACCTTTTCTAATAATTTTTATTTCATTTTTTTCAAAATCAATGTCTCTTATTTTTATATTGGCCAATTCTGTTGCACGTATAGCACTAGATATAAGAACTTCCATTATTGCTTTTTCTAAGGAGTTTTCACAAGCCATTCTAAGTTTTTCTAACTCTAATTGTGTAAAAGCAGTTTTTTCAGTTTTTTGACCTTTAACTTTTTTAATTTTTTTAACAGGGTTATTAGAAATATATTCTTCTTCATTTAAAAATGAAAAGAAGGAATTTAAAATTCTTCTTATGTTATCTATTGAAACAGCTTTCTGCTGGTTCTTTTCTCTTTCTACAGCTAAATATAATCTAATATCATCTGTAGTAACCTGTAAAAAAGATTTTTTTATAAAGAGAGAAAATAATTCAAGAGAATTTTTATAATATAATAAACTCTTGTCACTTAGATTTTCAGCTTTCTTTGTTAAAAAGAATTTTTTCCAAAGTTCTGCATTAGTTCTATCTGAAACAACTATCTCATATTTTTTTGAAACAATATCATAATCTTTTAGTTGTATAATTATAATATTTTTTATTCTTTCAATATCTTCTACACTGAAAACATTGCTTCTATTTATTTCAAAAGTAATTTGATTAATAATGTTATTCTTTATATCTTCCATAATCAACCTCAAATTCTAAACTTGTATCACCACTAATACTGTAACTAAAAGTATCCCAACTTCCAAAACACTTACCTGTTAAAGCATCTTCATTTTTACATCTAGCTTTAGCACCAGCAAGAGTCAATTGGACATAAGCCATCTGAATGGCATTCTCATCCAAATCACTGCAGCTTATAAAAATTTTATTTTGGTAATTAATACCTTTTTCTTTTAAGACAGCTAACATTCCTAATATTAAGCAACCAGATCCACAGGCTGAATCTATTATTTTTATTTTATTTCCACTATCTAATTCTTTTTTTAATTCTTCAAATCTTGTATATGCTAACAATTTTGATAAATGAAAAGGTGTAAAAAATTGACCTTTCATTTTATTATGAACTTCTAATTTATGATGAATCTTACCTAAATAATCATCAATATTTTTTTCAAAAAGTCTAATTAATTCCACATTACAGTCAATGAATATATCAATTATTCCTTTACCATATTTTTCAACTATTTTTTTATATTTTTCTTCCCTATCTTCTGCTCCTACTTTATTACAAGTATTTGAATAAGTATAAAACATACATCTTATCCAATCAAAAAATATTTCGTCATAGTTTTGTTTATGAACTAAACTTTGTATTTTTTTTACTATATTATCAACAGAAGCTTCTGCAATAATATTTTTACTTAAATCAGGTCCACTAAAAAGATTTAAATTATCATTCATTTTTGTTCCTCCAATATCTTTTTTAACTCAGCATATTCTTCTACTATATTTTTCACTTCTTCCTCTTTTACTTGAAAGTCATTAAATCTTGGTGTTTCTTCTGTTATAGTTAGATTTCCTTTTAAAGGAACAAATTGATTATGAAAAATAACTATATAAGGATTTTTTAAACCTGCTCCAGGTTCACTTTCTAAAAAGCCAACAATTAAATCAGCTCCATTTTTACAATCAAAACCCCATGACTTTTTACCACTTCTCATTCTAATAGATGAATATTTGACATCAATATAAAGTCCATTTAAGCAAAAATCAAAAACAGGATTATTCTTTTGCCAATATTTGTTAGCATCAATAGCTTTAGGTACAAGTTTTTGAAAATATTCTTCAGCTTCTCCACCAAGCCTTGTAGATCTACCACCATATTTAATTTTGTCTTGTATTTTTAATAATCCTGATGTAAGTAAAATTTTATGAGCAACTAAAATAGGTAAACCACTTTTTTGAACAGCTTCATAAAAATTTCCACATTCTCTGTAAATTTCAACTATTTTATGCAATTTAATCATCTCCTAATAAATAAGTTGCAGTTCCATTTTTTACAAACCAAAACTTTGAAACTGTGAAGTATAGGATGTATTTTCTTTCTACTTCTATTCTTTTTATAAGATGTTCATCATTTTTTCTTGATATATATTCAAATTTAGCTATTCCTGATTTTGTTTGAAGCAATATCTTATCATTTGGTTTTAAGTTAACATTTAATTGGTTATTTACTAATTCTATTTTTTTCATTTTTCTCCTTTTTTTCTTCTACTTCAATAATAATTTCTGTCAATAAGTTACAGAAATATGGTGATTTTAAGTAAAAATTTTTTGGATACGAAGATAGTTGATTTTTTGTATCTTCTAAAAATTTGATAACATCTATTCCAGAAGCCATCATTTTTGAAAGTTCTGTATAAGTTTTTATAAGATTATCAAATTCTTTTAATCCAGGAGTAGCTTTTAGATAAAATTCTTTGATATGAGCCATATAATCCGTATGCCATGCTTCAACTGTTGAAACTAACTCTATTTTTGCTTTAAAAAACCATTTGTTTATTATTTCTATTAAATCCCAATAATTTAAAGAACTTAGTCTTGTTTTGTTAGCTTTCAAAACCATTTCGTAACAAATGATTTCTATTATATTTTCATGTGTAACATCGTATCTCTTCTTTTTAAAAAACTTTTTTTCCGTTTCTAAAACTTTATCTGCAATTTCATTTAAAGAAGTTTTTAAAGTGAAGTTGTCATTACACTGACTTTTTATATAGCTTGAAATTTCATCATACATTTCATATGTCTTAGATTTCTTTTTAGCCATTACTCATTTTTACCTCTTTCTTTCCACTCAAATTCTTCTGCTTCTTTTTTCTCTTTATAGAGTTTAATAGCCATTTCTTTTTTAGTATAATTTCTCATCCCTATTGTTTTTTCTTTACTTCTCTTTTTATATGCTGCATCAGCTTTGCTCTTGTCTCTCCAGTATTGCTTTTCACAAGTAGCAGAACAGTACTTAACTCTCTTATCTTTAGTATCAGTAACATAAACATGAGCTCCACAATGTGCACAGATAAATTCACGAGGACAATCAACATTTTCATAAAATTGATTAACTTTTATTTTCATTGTTTCTCCTTAAAAATTATTTAAATGATATTTCTTCATATACCCATGCCATATATTTATCTGAAAAGTTAAAGATTTTATTTAATTCTTTTTCAGTTATTCCTAATCTTCTAGCAGCACCTTTCATTTTTGCAGTATCTAAATCTTTAACCATTCTTGCCCATGAACACAGAGTTCCCATAAAGCCTACTGGAAGCTTTTGAGAAACATCATCAGGTGTTAAAATTGGAGTTTCATTTATACCTGAAAGGCATTTCATTGCTTGTTTTCCTATAACTTCTGTATAAAAGAAATTATCTCTTACATCATCTTCTATATCGTCATCTGTAGGTTCAAAGTATTTTTCATATATCTTATCTGCAGAAGCACGAACCTTACATATTTCCATATATTTTTGGAATGGGATAATACCATCATTTTCTTTTAATTCTTTATCCCACACACTTTTATGATTTGTACAAGTTCTAGAGATATTAAGAATAATTGTTGCAAGTAATGCTGATTCTAATTTTTCATCAGTTGGTTTTTTAGTAACCTTTATCGTTTTTTTTTCATTTATCTTGATTTCTCTCTTCTCTGTTTTCTTCGCTTTTCTCATTTTTAACAACACCTTTCTCAGCCATAAGAACAGCTAAAGCTAATTTAAGTATATCCATAAGATCACATCCAGCTTTCCAATAAAAGAAACGGAAAGTTAAGTTTATTTTTAATTTTTTTCCAAAAAGTAGTTTCCGCATATTCCACTTCAAAATTTTTTATTTTTTCTTTATTTTCATAAGCTATTACAACAGCTTCATTAAAACTACTTGCAGTATATTCCCCATTAACTAAGTAAAAATATTCTCCAACTTTTTTTATGTTTAGTGACATTATTTCTCCTTTACATCCAACCATAATACTTTGACTGACCTTGGAAGCCTTTTAAAACTTCTACTCCTATAAAGTCAAAACCATTTGAGCCTCTACTACACCATATCTTTTCATATTCATTAACTTCATTTATTGTTCCAGTGAAGTCCCAGCTTGAATATGAACCATTTCTATTACAAGCACTTAACTGATTTATTCCATAAATTTCTTTATATAGAATTGGTCTACTTACTTTCTTTTTAAATATTCCAAATTTATCTTTTATCTTTTCTATTTTTCTTATTTTTAACATCTTATTCTCCTAAATGTATTGACACCACAAACAACTTACTGTAAAATAAAACTGTCCAGGGCTTTATTAACACGAGCAAGTCATTTGCAGTGCAAAATAATAAAGTCTTTTTTTAAGCTAATCTATTTAAAACCTTTATGAAAACTTTAAGTTCTTCTATTTCATTCTTTAAATTAACAATCCTTGAAATTCCAAGCATAGCAACTGCTGCATCATCATCCACAAGAGAGTTATTATAATCTATAGTTTCTTTAGCTTTTTTTATTAAATCTTCTTTATTGATTAAATTATTTTGATTCTCATTACTCATAGTTCCTCCATTAGTTGTTGTAATTTTTTTACATATTCTGTAAGTTCTCTTTTATATTCTTCTCTTTCTTCAGCTTTTAAATTTTTAACTCTTTTTTCCATTTTTTTAATTTTATTAAAATTAAAATATTTTTGACCAGCTGGAAGAAATTCCATTTTATTTTTTTCTATAGCTGGGAGAAGCTGCTTTCTAATTTCTTTAACTTTGTAAACATCATTTTCTAAAATACCTAGTACTTCTTCATATTGGAGTTCTTTATTTGTTAAAATCTTTATAGCTTGATCTGAATAAGCAAAAATTTTATCTTTATAGTTTTGAAACTCTAAATACAAATTCCATCTTTTTAAATAAACTGAAACAGCATCTTTTGTAAGTCCTTTAGATTCATACCAAGCCATAAATGAGTTGGTAGGTTTTAAAGTTTTTTCTATTACAGCTAGAGAAGAACACATTTCAAATAAATTATTTTTATATTTTTTATATGTATTCATAAATATCTTTTCTTGTTCTGATATAGTGGCTATTTCAACATCATTTAATTCGTAACTAGCGAAGTTAAACTCTTTTATTTCGGATTTAGAAGCTATAACTTCATTAAAATCATTTTCTAAATTTTTATTCATTGTCTATCTCCTTCCAAATACTTATAAAAATGCCTTTTATATAATCTAGTTTTTGAGCTTTACTCTCCCATAATAATGTTTCATTATCTATTAATTTAGAAATTAGGCTAAGTTGTGGAATAGGAAAACTTAAATGAATTCCTTGAATACTTAATTTTTTATTTAAAAAGTCATAGTATTCTTTTTCTAACTTTGTTCTTCCAATTCTGTTTGGAACAATGGCTTTTACTTTATTTAAATCTACTTTTTTTAACATACTTAAAACAGAATGAGTTGTAATACTATCTAAGAAAGTTGGAATGACTATATGTTCTGCAATTTCTATAAATAAATTATCTAATCCCATTACTGGAGAACCATCAATAACAATATAGTCAAATTCCTCTTTCAAAATATTTATAGCTTTCTTAAAAGACTCATTAAAAGAATTCTTAATCTTATATCCTTGTAAATGTAAGAAGTAAAGATTATCTCTTAATTTCTTAATTTTATAACTTTTACCTTCAATGAAATCTTCAAGTCCAGCTTTGCTAGTATCATCAACTTTAATACCTGCAAATTTTAAAATATCATTTTGGGAATCGCTGGTAAGGATCAAAGTTTTTTTATTTTTTATAAAAGCTTTATAAGCAGCTAATTGTAAAGTTATATAAGTTTTACCTACTCCACCTTTATTATTTTTAACAAGAATAATTCCCATAATATCCTCCTATTTTTGATTTTTTTTAGCAAAATATATTTTATGATTTTGTAAGTTTATTAATTTTGCTCCATCGAACTGAAGCTGTAAAAGTGGATTTACTATACCTTGATTTTTATTAACTATTGCATAACTTCCATCTGCTCTCTTCTTTACAACTCCACAAGCTATAACTTTATGTTCCTTAACAGCTAACACATAATCATCTGTGTAAATGTAGTTTTTATCAATTTTTATACCTGTACTTTCTAGCCAAATAACATCTGAAAAATTAAATTCTTGTTCACCAGTTTTTTGGTTTGTTCCTTTTATTTTTCTTTCCTTGAAATCAACATTCAAAGCTTTATAAACTCCTCCTGTTGTAATACTGTAAAATTTTCCATGTAATTTCATTTAATATTTTTCTCCTTTCTTGTTATAAAATTCAGGTTCTTTCAATCTTTTAAATGCTCCCATTTCTATACCATGTAAGTCAAAAGATAATCTACCCCAATCTACACAGTATTTATATTTTTCAAAATCTAATTTTTCATTCTCTGGAAGCTTAGAATTTACTCTTTCAAAATCTTTTTGTAATTTACACCATTTATCAAATGGCATATTTATTTTTACAGTTTCTCCCATTTATTCTCCTTTTAGGCACTTAGCAATCCTAATTCAGTTATTTTTTCTTTTATTTTTTGAGAAATCATTAAATAAAAGACTACTTCTGTATTTTTTTTAATTTCTCTGAGAGCAGGATTTTTAAATTCTTCTATAATTTCATCTTCAATTTTCAACTGCTGCTCTGTAGGTAAACTTTTAAAAACTTCCATAGCTTTGTCATTTTTTATATACTCCTTTCTTTGTTCATTTTTAATTTTTTCTTGTTCAAGCTCTTTTTGTTCTATAACTTCTGAGTTTACTTCACAAGTTCCTTTAAACAAGTGAGCTGAAAAAACTGCTGCAATGTTTTTAACATCCTTTTTATTTTTTAGGATATCTATTTGTTCTTGGAAGAGCTTTAAAATATAATCTATTGAATTATTTTTTAGTAACTCAATAATTTTATTTTCATGCTTCTTAGAAAAATCTATTTCATTTTTTTTAAACCATTCTTTTATTTTTTTTAAATCATCAGGAGCTTTTTCTTCTTTATGATTTAATTCTTTATTTATGTTATTTATATTATGTTCTTTATTGTTGTCGTTTTGAGACAAACAAGTTTGACTATTTTTTACAAACAAGTTTGTCTCTTTTTTACAATCCAGTTTGTCGTTTTGAGACAAACAAGTTTGCTGTTTTTGGAAAACTAGATTTTCTATAATTTCATAGTTGATTTTAAAATATCTTTTACAAGGAACACCTTTATTTTTTTGCTCCAGGATCTTAGATTCAATTAAATCTTTAATTATTTTGTCTTGCTTATGCCTACCAATTCCTGTAAGTTCTCCTATTTTTTCTATAGTTTGATAAAACCAACCTTCATTATCAGCTAAACCATCAGAAGCTTCTATAAGAATAGTTAATAAGAAAGCTGGTTCTATTCCTAAAGTTTTTACAATTTGTTTATTCAAAGTATAGTAGTTGCTAGACATTAATAATTGTTTAAATGTCTTTTCTTGCATTTTATCCACTCCTTTTTAAAGTGGCTTTTTAATTGAAACATATTGATCAGCTATATCCTCACAAATTTGTCTTATTTCATATTCTCTTGCAGCTGACAATTGATCAGCTACTTCTTTTTTATTTTCATCAATCATTTCTTGGTTTATCATTTCTTTTATTAAGTTAGCCAATGCTTTTTCTAATTTTTCTCTATTTTTAATATACATATTTAAGCCTCCAATTAATCGTTTAAAATATCTTTTAAAGTCCAAATTTCAATATTTTTATTGCTTATATATTGCCAAAGAACTTCATCATTATTACCAGCATCTAATTTTTCTTGATATTCTTTTAAAAGGTCACTTCTTAAATCTTCTAATTGTTTTATTTTATTTTCTATATATTCTCTACTTTTCATAATATTATCCTTTCATTATTTGCTGGAGAGCAGTGTGGGACTTGAACCCACATTCAACAAGTTCGAGCAGGCTTGTTATTTTCTCCAGTTAAATTAACTGCTCTTATTTCATTCCTTTATACAATCTTTCAAGTTCTTTCATTGCTTCCATTAATTTTGGATGCTTAGAATTCATTATTTTATTTTTAGTTTCTTCATACCAATTTTTGCTAATATCTCTATTGATATAATGTATTCTTTGTATTCCTAATAAATCCATTTATACTTTTCCTTGCAATTCCACCAAAGCAAATATTATTTTTGTAGTTTCATCTATAAAATATAAGTCTTTCATTGTAATCTCCTTAAAATCTCTTTTTAATTTCTTCTATAAAATTATCATCAATATTCAATCCACATGGTTCAAGAATGAATTTTTCAGGAATAATTGAATATTTTAATTCAATTTCTTTTTTTGCTTCAGCTTCTGATGTATGAGCAGAAAGCACAGTTTTATCAGAATTCATAATAACGAAAATTGTTTTTACAAAATTTACTTTTTTAGGCATTCTTTTCACCTGCAATTTTGCAAGGATAACCTAATTTCTTTAGTTCTTCCTTAATTTCAATGAATTTTGTGTTTTCTCCATACTTGTTAATTAATTCTTGTAGTTCAGTTAGTTTCATAAATTCTCCTCCTATTTGGAGAAATATAGATACCTTGAAATAAAATACAAATTATGTTATAATAAAGAAACTTAGATCTTTTGATAAATGGAGTTAAGTTACTAAAAAGGGGTGTCTTGGTCGGGATCCCTTTTTTGTTTTACTCTTTAAAATTTTTGTAGGCAGTAAAACCAAAATCAAAATATTCTTTTTTTAAATTTTCAATTGTTTTAAAAATTAAATGTTGTAATTCTTCAGAAATATTAGATTTTTGTAATTCTTCATATAAATCTGATATTTCTTTTTTTGTTTTTGATTCTACTCTTCCTGAATCTAACAATCCCTCCAAAAAACTTAAAGCAGCTTCTTTAAACTCATTTTCCATTTTTATTACCTCCCAAATATTTAATGTTAATTGTTATTTGCTAGAAGGTGTGTATTTCTAAGAATCTGCTCTGTAATTATTTCTTGCTTTTAAAATAAATCCTATATTCCTCCTACTTTAATTATGTTTTATTTAAACAATTTTTAATTGTTATAAACATATAATAATCTATTTAAACTTGTTTGTCAAGTGTAAAAATTGCTTTAAACAATTTATTTTATAAAAAGTGGTTGTAAAATTGCTTTTTATAGTATATAATCGTATCAAAAGCAATTAAAAAAATTTGAAGGAGGCTTAATATGATAAAATTTAAAATTCATATTTTGATGGCTGAAAAAAGAATGACACAAAAAGATGTCATGAAAGCTACTGGAATAACAACTACTGTTATGAATAAATATTATTATGGAACAATAGTTAGAATTCCTACTACCCACATTGATAAATTATGTAAATTATTCAATTGTCAACCAAATGATTTATTTGAGTATATTCCAGATAATACACAAGATTAATCAATCTTTCAGTAGTACAGTCCACAAGTCATAAAGAACTTTGGGGAAAGTTGCTTATGAACCATACTACTCAAAGATTGAGATTTTATTATTTTAGAGGGGGTTTCTTATGAAAAAATATTTTATATTTTTTATACTTTTATCTTTATTAGTTGCTTGTGGAAATGAAAATAATTCCACATCAAACAGTATTACATCAGAAGCAGCACAATCAAAAATTTTAGATTATAGCTTTGATGTGGAACAAAATATTAAAAATACTAAACTTCAAGGAGATGTTTCTTTAGATTTTATTAATGGGAAAATACCAACTTTTGATGAAATGAAATTAATAGCTGAAGATATAGCTAAAAAATATCCAAATTATCAAAATTATTTTATTAACTTTAAATTTCCTTTAACTGATACATCTGAAAAAAGAAATGAAGATAATTATAATTCTTTATGTTTATTTACAAAAAGTGATAACTCAGATTTTAGATTAGTTCTTCATTACAATAATATCCCAACTATGGATTTAACTTTAAATAAAAATATAGTTGGACATTTAGGAATAAATCTAATTTCTAATATATCTCCAATAAAAGAAGGTATGTCATTATCACAAGTTAAAGAAAAACTTGGTGAACCAGCTGAAATCAATAATGAAACAAAAGAATCTCAATATTATGTTTTAAATGAAAAATATCAAGTTTTAGGTATTTTATTCATTCAATATACAAACGATACTGTAAAATCTGCTAATTTTTTCTCTTTAAATAATAACTTTTCAAAAGAACAATTATCAGCTATTGATTCATATATAGCTGGAGATAGAAAATTAGAAGATTTAAAAATAAAAGAGTTAAAAGATATTTATTAATTATTATTTATAGCAACAAGATTATTGAGATCTTGTTGCTTATCTTTTTTATCAATCTTTTAGTGGTACAGCCCACAAAGGGGAGTTGCTTTGAGGGAAGCATTTTGTGAGCCATACTACTCAAAGATTGATATTTTTTATTGCAAAAAAACTTTTTGAATTTTTAATAGCTTTTTAACAACTTAAATTATTTATATCACTTTTGTAGTCAAAAAGCAACTCTTTTTTTAAGAATTGCTAAAAAACTATATTTTTTTTATAAAAAAAATTATATAATAACTTATGAAAATTATTTTTTAAGGAGGTGCTTCATGAAATTAAATGAAAAAGAAATGATAGAACTAGGAAATTTCTTAGCTGAAAAAAGAAAAGAAAAAGGTTATACACTTGAAGAGTTAAGATTAAAACTTCAATCAAAGGGTTTAATCATTGAGAAAAGTGACATACAAAGAATTGAAAATGCAGAAAGAAAATTACCTAATCCCATTTTACTATGCCACCTTGCTAATATTTATGAATTTGATATTATTGAAGTATATAAAAGGATTGGATATCTTCCTAAGAAAGAGAGAAATGTATCTTATTATGTTGCTGAAGAAATCAAAAATAATTATTCAGTAACATCAGAACAAAATGAAAATACACAACAAATAAAAATATACTCCTCATTACCACTAGCATTAGGAAAATTTTCAGATGTTGATAATTCTGATGAATATATACTTTCATTACCAATAAATGAAATAAATTCAAATAACAGAATAATTGGTGTAAAAGAAAAAAATAATAAAATAATTATTATAAAAAAAGATGAAGAAGTTAAAAATAATGAAATAGGAGCATTTTATTTTAATAAAAACTGGATCATAGCTGTTAAGAAAGTTTCAAATAGAGAAGAAATATTTTTAATTGATAGCAAGAAAGATTGTCCTATTTATGTTAGAGAAACTGACAATTTTAAAGAAATGGGAAAAGTTATATGCGAAATTAATATGCTATAATAATATTATCTAAAAGTAGGAGAAATCCTACTTTTTTATTTTTTCAAAAAAAAATTATTTTCTGTTGCTTATTGACAAAATGTAAAAGTATATGTTATATTTGTCAAAAAGGAGGAAGGCTATGAAAGAAAATCAAGACACTTCTTTTTTAAAGGAAGTAAAGAAAAAATTGATTGACTTAGATATGACATTTTCTGAACTTAGAAAGAAAACTTCATATTCAAGTGACTGGGGTTTAAGAAAGGCTTTAAAAAATAATAAACCTGCTGCAGTTGACGAAGTTCAAAAAATTTTAGTTGAAATTTAGCTAAAAAGCAACAAGGTTATTTTTTGGGAGGATAATATGAACTTTAATCAATGTGATTATACTTACCTGATAAAAATAATCTCAAAAGAAAAAATCGTATATGATAACACTGAATATCAAAATATTATTGAAAAATGTGTTTTTTCTAATAGAAAAACATTTAAACAAGGTTATAAAGAACTTTCTAAAAAATATAATGAAGAAAATTATTTAATTCTTACATATCAAAAAATAAGGAGGAGCTGGTATGAATGCCCAAAACCAAGAATTCGGATAAAGAAATAGCTCATGATTATTGTAGTTGTGGAGAGTATTTATATTCTGTAACAGAAGAAAGAATTAGAGTAGCAAGAGGAAGAAGAGTTACAGTTTATCTAAAAAAGAGAGAGTTAGAAATAACTTGCCCACATTGCAATAAAGAAATCAAAGTGAAATTTTAATGTATGGACTAGATAGGGCTTGTATCTATATTGATGTCCAAACCGATATTTTGTATGTAAGGGAAAGAGTTAAAATAATATTTCCTCACAGTTTTTCAGAAAGTCTTTCTAACCATACAAATAATTACAAAATAGATAAAAAAAATATAAATTACATAAAGTTAGAAGAAAAGAAAATTAAAAGACTAACAACTATAAAAATAGATTTTTCTTATCCTAGATTTTTCAGTGATGATAATATTTATCCATTATCAGATGAAACTAGAAAAATAATTGTAGAAAATAATCTAGTAAAATTAATAAATAGTTTAATAGACTATGAAATTACAGCTGAAGCTGTAAAATATGAATATTTAGAATTTACTACTCAAGAAGTAGTTGGGAACTTTTATAAATTTCATAATATTGTGAGTTATTTTTTTAAAGCACTCACAAGAAAATATGATGATTTAGATAAAGTTCAATATTATAACTTTAATCAAAATGAAAATAAATTTTATACAACAGGATTTAGTTTTCAGCCAATGTCAGGCTGGAAGATAAAACTTTATTCTAAAGGACATGAAAACAATAAGAAAAATGCAAGGAAAGTTAAGGGAGCAATCCTGAGACTTGAACACAGATTAACTAAGAAAATTATAAAAAATTATTTTGAATTTAACTCAATAAAATACATAACAATAGAAAATATTAAAGATTGTATACAAAACACAATATCTCAAACTTTAGGACAAATACTGATAGATGAAGTAGAAAAATCAGTAGAAGTTTTAAAAGAAAAGTTTTTTAATTTCAGATGTCAAGATCTAGATTCTCTTGTTAGAGATAATTTAGAATGGATATTTGATTATAGAATACTTGATGATATTGTTACTAGTAGTAGCAATAAATGCTACAGGCAGATTGTTTTTTATAGAAGTAAAATAAAAGACATTCTAAATCATTCACAGCAAAGAGCATCTCCACAAAGAGATTTTTTTTCTAACATAGAGAGGCTCGAACTATTCTTCGCAAATCTAATACTTTTCAATGTAAAAGTCAAATGTAGTACCAAAAATCATTTGGCATTTTTTTACAAAAAATAGGAAGAAAAAACTTCCTATTTTCACACTTTCAAAAAAATTTTTCCCTTTATTATCAATACTTTTTTATAGTTTTCTCGCGTGATAATTATGTGATGCACTTTAATCCTAAAACTGAAAATATAATTATTTATTTTTATAATGCAAAAAAATAAAACAATTTAGAACAGGGAGGACTATGGAAATAACTAAAATCAATTTAGATGTTTTAAAAGAAAATCCAAATAATCCTAGAAAAAGTACAGATAGTCAAATTAATCTATATAGAAATTTATTAGATAGATTTGGTTGTGTATTTCCAATAATAGTTGATTCTAATAATTATGTTGTTAGCGATTATGCAAAAGTAGAAGCAGCTAAAATATTAGGACTAACAGAGATTGAATGTATTTACATTGAAAATTTAACAGAAGATGAAATACAAACAATAAGAATTGGAGAAGCAAGAGCAATAGAACTAGGTGAATGGGATTATCAAAAGCTATTTGAAGAACTAACAAAGTTAGGAGAAAACCTAGATTTAACAGGATTTAATATTGATGAAATAGAAGCATTATTACCTGTTGAAATTCTTGATGAAAATGAAATAAAAGAAATAGATATTCCTGAAGTTGAAGAAAAGCATTTTTCAAAACAAGGGGATATTTGGTTATTAGGAAAACATAGATTAATGTGTGGAGATTCAACTAATTTAGAAGATGTTAAAAAATTAGTTAATAATGAAACTATGGACTTAATGGTCACAGATCCACCATACAATGTAAACTATGAAGCTAAAAATGGAAATAAAATAAAAAATGATAATATGAGTTCTGAAAATTTTTATAGCTTTTTATTAGAATTTTATAAGAATTCTTTTGAAGTTATGAGAACAGGTGCAGCTTATTATATTTTTCATGCTGATAGTGAAACAAAAGCTTTCAGAGGAGCATTGGAAGAAGCAGGTTTCAAAATATCACAATGCTTAATATGGGTTAAAAATCAATTTGTTTTATCAAGGCAAGATTACAACTGGAGACATGAACCTTGTCTATATGGCTGGAAAGAAGGAGCAGCACATTATTTTATTAAAGATTTTACACAGGATACTGTAATAGAAAAAGATTTAAAATCAATTGAAAATTATAGTAAAAAAGAACTTATAAATCTTTTAAAACAATTATTAAAAGAGCAAGAAAGCATAATAAGAGAGAATAAACCACAAAGAAATGATGTTCATCCAACAATGAAGCCAATAAAATTAATAGCTAGATTAATTCATAATTCTAGTAAAAAAGAATGGAATATTCTAGATTTATTTGGTGGGTCAGGAAGTACATTGATTGCAGCTGAGCAATTAAATAGAAAATCATTTTTAATGGAATATGATCCTAAGTATGCTGATGTAATAGTTAAAAGATATAGAACTTTAGGTAAGTTAGATATTACTTTGTTAAGAGAAGGCAAAGAATATAAATGGGAGGACATAAAAGATGAGCTAATCAGTGAGGCATAGAAATGAGTAAATTAGATAATTTTAATGAGAAACAATTAAAAGTCTTAGAAATATATGTGGAACTGGAACTAATAAAATTTAGTAGAAAGAAAAAAGATATCTATGATGAAATACAAAAAAGAACTAAATACAATAAGAATACAATAATTTCTTGGATAAATAGATATCTTACACAATATAAGGAGATTAGAGCAGAAGTAGTTGAAAAACGAAATTCAAAAATATGCAATTTTGAAGGCTTGACAGAAAAACAAACCAAGTATGTTATATATCGAATGTCTGGAATTGGAAAAGAAGAAGCAAAGATTAAAGCTGGATATAGTGAAAACACTAAAGCAGCTAATATAGAAAAAAGTCCAAAGATTGCAACTAAGATAACAGAACTAAGAGAAATCCTATTTCAAGATACAGAACTAGGGATATTAAGTATAGCAACAAGATTAAATAAAATTTTAAACAGTGCTATAGATGGAGTAGATATCATTGAATACATTGATGAGTCTAGTCCTGATGGTCACACAGTAAGTAAGAGAGTACGAAAGGACAAACCACTACTAGCTGGAGTAGCAGCAGCAAGAGAACTTAACTCTATGTTGGGCTACAGAGTAACTGATGAAGTGAAGCTTAAAGCTACACTGAATAGTGAAAATGACACGATAGTAAGTGATGAGGACTTCGAATAATCAAAAGGTACTGTGACAAAATATTTTTAATAGAGGGTGCGGCTGGAGGCTCGGAACTTTTCAAATACGAAATTTTTTGATTTCCTTCCAAGTTCCAAAATTTTTATATACGCATGGGAGAAAAAAGGATGGAATTATGATACTTGCAAATGAAAAACAATTATCAAAAGTTCTTAATATTTCTGATAGAAGAGTTAGGGAGTTATTCAAGGATTACAAATCAGAAAATGGAAGTTACCCTCTTATAAAATGTGTAACTGAGTTTATAAACCAAACAAGAAATGGAGATATAAACCTAGTGACACAAAAAACTCTTGCTGAAATTTTAGGACTTAGTGAAAAGACAGTTAAAGAACTTGCAAATCGTGGAGTATTAGAAAAAAATTCTAATGGACAGTTTGATTTGAAAGACAGTTTAAAAAAATATTTAACTGTAACTGATGAAAGGAATAAGAAAAAGGCAGTTGAAAGAGAGTATCAGCAATATAAACTTGAAATTTTACAGGACAAATATCACTTAGATGAAGATGTTAAGTATGTTTTGACTGATATTTTAATTAAATTCAAAGCTAAATTACAAGCAACTGCTGTAAAAATTGACAATGAAGTTAATGATATATCAGAAGCTGATAGATTAGATTACTTAAAAAATACATTAATAAATTGTTTGGAAGAGTTAGCAAACTACGAACCTCCAAGCAACAGGAGAAAAACAAAAGATGTATAAGAGAACCAGGGAATTAATAAAAGAGTGTTTAAAGATATTAAGACAACCACCACTTGTGAGCATTATGGAGTGGGCTAATCAATATAGAGTTTTAGATACTACGTCAGCAAAAGAAGTTGGTAAATTCAATGTTGAAAGAACACCATATATGATAGAAATATATGAAAAAATAACAAAAGGAGAGACTAAACAAGTTACATTGATGATGGCTGCACAATTAGCAAAGAGTGAATTAATCATCAATACCATTTTAAGATATGCTCATTTAGATCCTTGTCCTATGTTAATAGTTCAACCAACTGATGAAATGGCTAGAAGTTTTTCAAAGGAGAGAATACAACCAGCCATAAATAACTCTGTATTAAACACTATTATAAAAGAACCTAGTAAAAAAGATTCTGGAAATACTGTTACACATAAAATGTTTCCAGGAGGATATATAGCTTTTGTTGGAGCTAATTCACCATCAAAATTAGCTGCAAGACCTATTAGAAACATATTTCTTGATGAGGTGGACAGATATCCAAAAAGTTCAGGAAATGAAGGAAGTCCTATTTCATTGGCAAAGAAAAGAACTTCCACATTTGATGATATTACAAAACACATCATTACAGGAACTCCAACAGTAAAAGGTTCATCAGAAATTGAAGATGAATATAACAATTCAAGCCAAGCTGAATGGTATATTCCTTGCCCTGGATGTAAAAAAGAACAAACTTTTAAATGGGGTAATATAAAATTTGAAACTGATGGAAGTAATGTAAGAATGGTCTGTCCTCATTGTGGTAAAGCATTCACTGAAAAAGAGTGGAAAAAAGGTAATGAAAAAACTGGAAGATGGATACATAAATATCCTGAAAGAACAAAAAATCTAGGTTATCACCTGAATGGTCTAGCTAGTCCATTTAGAAACTGGGAATCTATTGTTCAAGAATGGCTAGAAATTAAAGGAGATGTTGAAAAGCTAAAAGCTTTTATAAATACAGTTCTAGCTGAAACATTTGAACAAGAGTACTCAGGTAAAAAAGATCCTAAGAAACTTATTAAGAGAACAAGAGAAAAATACTCTTATATTCCTGATAAGGTTCTAATTTTAACAGCAGGAGTAGATATTCAAGACAGCTGGATAGCAATAGAAGTTGTTGGTTGGGGGCTTGGATATGAAAGCTGGGGTATTGAATACATTATCTTAAATGGAAATATGAACCAATCAGAAATATGGGAAAGACTAGATAAAGTTTTAGATAAAGAGTATTTTTATCAAAATGGAGATAAATTAAAGATTTTTGCATCTTGCATTGATACTGGAGGACACCATACTCAAAAAGTTTATGACTTTGTAAGTCCTAGGCAGTATAGAAGGATAATTGGAATAAAAGGTCTTGGTGGAGAAAATGTTCCAATTAACAATGGATTTAGAAAAACTAAAAATAAAGAAATAGATTTATTATCAATTGGTTCTAATGCACTAAAAGATATAGTTTCTGGAAGGTTAGATGCAAGAATTAATGAAGAAGGTTATTGTCATTTCAACGGAGAGTATGGCAAAGGCTATGATTTGGAATATTTTAAATCCTTAACAGCTGAAATAAAAGTTCAAGAAAATAAAAAAGTAGTTTGGAAAAAAATTCAAACTAGAAATGAAGGCTTTGACTGCAGATGTTATGCAACAGTTCCATTTTCTATATTTAGAATAGAACCTGAAAATTTAGTAAATCTTAGTAGAGCAGATTTATTAGAATTATCAATTAAAGGATTCTTAGAACAAAAGAAAAAAGAAATAAACATTGATAAAAAAGGAGTTGAAGTATGAGAAATGTAGCTAGTTTTGAAAGTAAACTATTAGAAATAGAAGAAGCTGAAGAAGATCTTATTTTATACGGTTATGCTTGGGTAGCTGGAGTTAAATTTTTAAAATCAAATCCAGATGATATAAAAAAATTAGAAGAACTAAAAGAGCATTATCAGAAAAAAGTAAATGAAATTCTTGATACAAAAATAACAGCTCAGGAATGTGAAAGATATATAAGATTATATTTAGAAGCAGAAGAAGCAGTTCTAAAAGGTCAAGAATATACAATAGATGGACAAAATTTAAAAAGAGCAGATTTAGAACAAATTAGAAAAGGTCGTATTTGGTGGGAAAATAAAAAGGCTCAAATAGAGAGTGGAACAGGAGAAGGAATAAGATTTTTCCAAATAGTTCCTCATGAGTTTTAGGAGAAGGTATGAGAAAAGCTAAGATAAATAAATTAAACCAAGAACTAAAAACTGAAGAACTTAAATACAAAATAGAAGCTATAAAACAACAAAGAGAATTTCTTAATTATAGTCAATCTGGAGCAAGTACAACTAAGATAGCTTTCAAAGGAATGTATAATTCTCTGGACACTACAAAAGATGATATTGAAGATAATAAAGAAATCTTAATGGCTAGATCTAGACAGCTTTTTATGGGAAATCCAATTTCAAGAGGGGCTATTTTAAAAATAAGAACAAATGTTATTGGAGATGGACTCAAATTAAAAAGTAGGATTAACAATTTCTTATTGAAACTTCCAATTGATGAAGTTGAAAGAATTCAAAAAGAAATAGAAAGTATTTGGGAATTGTGGTCCGATACTACAGAATGTGATATTCAAGGAGATTTAACATTCAATCAACTACAAGATTTAGCTATGATAACTTACTTAATGGACGGAGAGTGTTTTGTTAATCTTCCATATCATCAAAGAAAAGATGAATTATTTGATTTAAAAGTTCAGTTTTTAGATTCATATTACTGTGAATCACAGGACACAAATGACTACTTGTATGAAGGAGTAGAAACAGATGAAAAGGGAGTTATAAAAGCCTATCACTTTAAAGATAAAAACTATCAGTATACTAGAATACCAGTCTTTGATTCAACTGGTAGAAAACAAATATTAAAATTGATGGAAAAAGAGAGAGTAGGACAGGTAAGAGGAGTTCCACTTCTTGCTCCAGCTCTTGAAACATTGTCGCAACTTTCAAGGTTCTCTAATGCTGAATTAATGAATGCAGTTGTCAGTGCAATGTTTACAGCTTTTATAAAACAAGATAATAATACAGGAAATACTGGAAAAATAGGTGGAGTTGGAGAAGGAATGTTCCAAAAACCTAATGGAAATACAAGAACATATGAAGGAACAGAGTTAAGCATGGGTTATGGAAATTTTGGAGTATTAGAACCAGGACAAGACTTAGTTTTTGCAAATCCAAATAGACCAAACTCAAAGTTTGAAATGTTCTTTAATGCACAATTAAAGCAAATAGGAACAGCTTTAGAAATTCCATTTGAAGTCTTACTATCTTCATTTAATGCTAGTTACTCAGCTTCAAGAGCTGCACTACTAGAAGTAGCTAAGATGTATCGTAGAAGAAGAAAATGGATATCAAGGTCATTTTGCCAACCAATTTTTGAGCAAGTAATTGAAGAAGCAGTTTTAAAAGGATATATAAATTTACCTGGATTTTTAGAAAATCCAATTATGAAAAAAGCATATTTAAAAGCTGAATGGTATGGAAATTCACAAGGTCAAATAGATCCAGTGAAAGAAGTAACAGCATCTATTTTAAAGATTAAAAATGGATTATCTACGACTGAAAGGGAAGCAATGGAATTAAATGGTAGTGATTGGAATGAAAATTTAAATCAACAAGCTATTGAAATAAAAAAGAAAAAGGAGGTTGGCTTAGATGGATATATTAAACCAAGCAAGAAAGAATAAGAATGAATTAAACATTCAAATATATGGTCAAATTGGTGGTTTTTCCTGGTTTGATGAAACTGTAACATCAGATCAAGTCTACAAAGAACTTGAAAACTTTGGAAATGACATAGATGTTATAAATCTTTATATTAACAGTCCAGGAGGTTCAGTAACAGAAGGGTGTGCAATTTATAGTGCTTTAAAAAGACATAAGGCAGTAAAAAATGTTTACATAGATGGACAATGCTCATCAATAGCATCAGTTATAGCCATGGCTGGAGACAAAATTGCTATGAGTCCAGTTGCAACTATGATGATACATAATCCAATTACAGCACTGGCTGGAGATGCAGAAGAAATGAGAAAAACTGCAAATATTTTAGATATTATGAAAGAAACTATCATTAATGCTTATGTTACAAAATCTCATTTAAGTAGAGAAGAAATATCAAATTTAATGGATACAACAACTTATTTTACAGCTAAACAAGCTATTGAAAAAGGATTTGCAACAGAAGAAATTGTATTTGATATAAAAAATTCTGAATTTTCAAACTTGGAAAACTTTAAAATAAAACCTAAACAAGTCATCAACAGTGGAAACACTGAAAAAAAAGGAGGAGAGAGCATGGGAGCAAAAAACATGCAGGAGCTAGAAGCTCAAAATAAAGAATTGGTAGAAGATATCAGAAAGGAGGCTATAGCACAAGAAAGAAGAAGAATCAATGATTTAGATGCACTTGATGCCCAAACAAAAGGTAAATGTAAAGACATTATAGATGAAGCTAAATTATCTGGTAAAACAAGAGCTGAAATAGTTGAAAATGTATTAGCAAAATTTATTGAAAATAATGCAAATCCAGAAGAAACTGAAAAAGTTCCTGAAGATAAAAATCCAGCTGATATTTTAGATATCAGAAGAAATGAAAGTAAAAAGATAGAAATAGATAATAGAGCACCTGGACAAACTGATGATACAAAAAATTTGATAGCTGATATTGTAAATATGGCAAATGAAGAGTAGGAGGAAATATGAAAAATAAAAAAGAAATACATGAAACAAGTAATTTGAAAAGAGATTTACAGTTTCCATTTTACACAGAAAAAGTGGAATTTGAAGCTGGAGAATATAAAATGGGAGATTTGGTAGAACTAACAACAGCTGGAAAAGTTAAAAAACTGGCTACTGCTGCTGAAATATATGGTGTAGTAACAGATGATTTTTCTGCTGATAGTAATGATAAGAAAAACACTATATATTTAACAGGTTCTTTTAATGAAAAATATGTAGATTTTAATGGTAAAGATAAAGCTGAAGTAAAAAGAGCAGCAAGAAAACTTTTAATAATGATTGGATAAATGGGAGGAAATATGTCATCAAAAATATTTGGATTAATAGCATTAACAACAATAATAACACAAACAAAAGCACCTAAAAATTTTCTATATAACTTATTAATAGGAGAAGAAAAGGCTGAAAAAGTTGAGAAATTAGAAATACATACTAAAGAAGCTGGAAGAGAAAAAGCTCCACTTGTTGGAAAAAGAGAAAAAGGAATTTTTATAGATAAAACTGCATGGCAAGCACAAATAGTTGAACCAGCATATATAAAATTACAAACAGTTAATGAAGCTGAAGCTTTACTAGAACAACAATTTGGACAAGTTAAGTATGCAGAACCACAAGATGTTGGAAAGAAAACATTAGCAGATGCTATGAAAAAATTTAAAGAAATAGGTTTTAGAACAAGACAATGGATGTTAATAGAAACTTTAATGACAGGAACTTGTCCTATGGAAGAAGGAACTCAAGGAGTTAAATATGGAGATGTAAATAAGGAAGTTTTAACTGGAAACGACCTTTTTACTAACCCTAATTGTGATCCTATAAAATATCTTAAAAACAAACAAACTGAAATTCAAAAACAAACTGGAATAGTAATAGATACAGTTGTAATGTCACCTGATGCAGCTGATGCATTTTTAGAAAATCAAAAAGTAAAAGATTATTTAAATACTAGACATGCAAATTATGTTCGTGTAAATGATTCTAATCCAGAAAATGAAGATGGTAAAAAGGAAATAGCTTGGATTCCTACACTTGGAATAACAGTTTATTCTTTTGTTGATTGGTATGATGATATGGAAACTGGAGATACACATCAAGTTATCCCTGAAAAAACTTGTATAGGTATGAAAGCGAAAAGTTTTTCTTTTAAATATGCTGCAATGCCTTTAAGACCTGAACAAGGAAAACCTGCTCAGCTTATTGTAAAAAAAGAAGTTGTTAGAAAATGGTATCCAGATACTAGTGAAGATGAGGAATTACAATACTTCTCAAGACCATTATGTATACCTAATAAAGATATTAAATCTTGGTTCATTGCAACAGTAATTTAAGGGAGTGATGAGATATGAAAAAAATGAGAGCTATTGAAAATATAAGAGTTGGAGAAATTCTGTATAAACCTGGAGAAGAGTTTGAAATAGATGAGATGGAAACACAAAGATTAATAGATTTAAATGCTGCAATGTTCGCTAATAACGAAATAGAAGCAACAACAGAAGTGACTGAAGAAATAAAAGAAGAAACTGAAGCTGTTGTTGGAGCAGTAAAAGAACCTACTCTAGCTAACAAAAAAGGCAAGAAAAATGAATAATACTTTCAAAGCTGATGTTGAAAAAACTTTTTTTACAGATTTTGCAGAAAAAATTGACCTATCAGGGATAAGATTAAAAGCAGTAATAACAAAAGTTCAAAATAATCCTAAAATGACAGGAAAATTTAAAGAAAGTCTTGATTCAAGTATTTTAGTAAGAAATGGTTTAAAAGTCTCTATTAAAACTAGAGACTTACCATCTTCTATATCTATTGAAGTAGGAGAAAATATCACTATTGATGATGTTTCTTACTATGTCTATGATGTAGAAAAAAGACGTGGAATGATACATATATATGTTCAAAAGTATGAGGGATAAAAATGTACACACTTGAAATATCTGAAGAAAGTTTAAAAAAACTAGAAAAAATTGGAAAAGAATTTTCAGGAATGGATAATAAAATTGTAAAGGAAGCATTAAGAAAAGCTCTAAATTATGCTAAAAAAGAAGAAAAGAAGTTTATAAAATCTAGATATTCTTTGAAGCAAAGTTTAGATTCTAATACTTTAAAATCGCAAATAACATCTACAGATGGAGTTCTTTTAGGGAGTACAAAAAGAAATAAGATTTCAGAATTTGCAATATCTAAACCTAATCCTGGAAAAAGTAAACAGTATATAAAAACCAAAATAGTTAAGCCAAGACCTGAAATGACTTGGAAAACTTTATTCTGGGCTTTTTGGAAAAAAGGAAGTCCTCAGCTTATGTTTAGAGTAGGAAAAGAAAAACATAAGATAACATTAGCAACATCTTTATCTGTGAGAAATATGGGATTACAAATTGATAATGAGAAGATCTATGAAGAAATTCAAAATATCTTTTCAAAAGTTTTAGAAGAAAGGATAGATGCGATATGGAGAGAATAAATCCATTAAAAAAGAATAGTTTAGCTTTAGAAAGTGCAATAAAAAAAGCATTTGAAGAAGCTAAAATAGAAAAATTCAACTTTTATAGAAGTTATATTCAGCCTGAAAATCTTGAAAATAGAATAAAAAATGTAACTAATAAAGAAAATAAATTTCCTTTTGTTATTATAAGACCAGTTAAGTCAATTCAAAAAGCAAAAGGTGGATTTACTACTAAAGTTGCTACATTTCTAATTAGATTAGGAACAGAAAATAAGGATTATGAAGAAGGCTTTTATGAAATAGCTGGGATATCTGAATATTTAATAGCTTATTTTACTAAATATTCATCAGCAACTCAAAAAAAAGATGGATTTAGTTATTCAATAGATTTAGAAAATATAGAATCTTACTTAAATGAAGAAATCACAGGTGGAGATTACTGGGTTTATGATATTCTTTTACAATTAAATATTCCAAGTGTACCACATACAGCATATCTTGAAGAAAGTGAAAAAGGAATTTCAAAAGAAAAGGAGGAAAAATGGCAGGATTAAAAAACGAAAAAGATAAAGAAAAAGAAAAAGATAAAGCAGTAGTAGCTGAAAATACAAATAGTACAGAAACAGATGTAAATAATGAAACTACTAATACAGAAGTAGTTACTCAAAATCAAGTAACTACTGAAATAAAAGCAGAAATAAAAGAGGATAAAACTTATATCTATATTGGTGAAGAAGTAACTAAAGATGGTTTTATTTTAAAATATAAAGGTTTTTACACTTCTGAACAATTAAATAAAATAAAAAATGGTATGTCTAACTATGAAGAAATAAAAGGAAATTTCATAGATTTAGATAAATATAGTGAAGATAAATAGGAGGAAAAATGGCTAAATTTCAACATGGTACAAGTTATAAAGAAATGCCTTCAGGGTTAAAAATATTTGTAGAAACTCAAACTCCAACTGTAATAGTTGGAACAGGTACTGTTAATATGGGAGATATGAGCTGTGTCAATAAACCTGTTCTTATACAAAATGCGAAAGATGCAGCAACATATTTTGGAAGCACTAACAATATAAAAGGATTTACTATAAATGAAGCATTATATTTAGCTTTCAATGTATTTAACGTAAAACCTATTGTTGTTATAAATGTTTTAAATCCTAGTGAACATAAAACTGCACATACTGAGGAAGGAGTTGTTGTAAAAGACTTTAAAGCAACTCTTGCAAAAACTGGAATTATAAATGATGAAAATTTGGTTGTTAAAAACAATGAAACATCAGTAGTAGTTCAAAAAGAAAAATATACTTGTTCATTTGATGATGAAGGAAAATTAACTGTTACATTAGCAAAAACAGAAACAGCAATTAAAAAAATAGATGTTTCATATAATTTCTTAGATGTTAGCAAATTAAAAGAAACTGATGTAATTGGAAGTATAGATCCACAAACATTAGAAGCAAAAGGACTTGAATGTTTAAAGGAAATATTCCCTAAATATTCAATGATACCTAGTTGTGTAGTTGCTCCTGATTTTTCAACAGCAAAAATAAGAGTAGCATTAGATGCTAAATCAGCTGTTATAAATGACAAATGGGCATCTATGTCAATTCCTGAAATGCCTAATACTACAAAATATGGAGAAGTTATAGCATTTAAAAAAGAAAAAAATTATATAGATGCTGACCAAGCAATAACTTGGGGTTGTCCATATATAGAAGATGAAGTATTCCACTTCTCAACAGTAATGGCATTACATATGCAATCTATAGATGCACAATTTGATGGAGTTCCTTGTGAAAGTCCTTCAAATAAAAATATAAAAATGCAAGGAATTGGATATTATGAAGGAAATACATTTAAAAAAGTTAATTTAGATGAAGCTGAAGCTAATCTATTAAATGAAAATGGAATTTCTACAATAATAAGACAACCAAATGGAACTGTATTCTGGGGTAATAGAACATCTGTATTCCAACCTGGTGGAGAAACAGATCCAAAAGATGTTTGGATACCAGTTAAGAGAATGTTTAAATATATTGGAAATACAATAATGTTAAATAATACTATTGAAGTTGATAAAGGAATGACACCTTCTCAAGCTAAGAGTATAGAAACTAATATAAATGTTTGGCTAAATTCTTTGAAAAATGATAATAAGTTACTTGGTGGAAGAGTTGAATTTAAACCTGAAGAAAACTCTGAACAAGATATGATAGCAGGAAAATTCAAATGGCATATCTATCTAGGAGCAATCATTCCAGGAGAAAGTTTAGAATTTAGATTAGAATATGATTCAAAATATTTAAAATTATTATTTCAAAGATAGGAGGATTAAATGATTAGATCAACAATAATTGAAGATGCAATTATAAGATTAAATGGAACAGATGAATTAGTAGGGATAGCAAATATTACTTTACCTGATATAGAACATAAAACAGAGACTATAAGTGGGTTAGGCGTAATAGAACATGATGAACCTATTCCAACAGCATTTAATGCTATGAAATTGCAACTAAAATTTATAAACAGAAGTAAAGACATAATGTTTGAATATGGAAGCAATGTCAATCTAACAGCTAAAGCAGCAATACTAGTTGAAAATTCAGAAACTCATGAAAATGATGAAATAGAAGCAAGTTATTCTTTCAAAGGAAAAAGAATTAAAACAGGTGGTGGAGACTTAGGAAAAGCTGTAAAAAATGAAACAGAAGTAGAATTATCTCTAACTTATTACAAAGAAGAAATAGATGGAAAAGTTATACATGAAATTGATGTGTATAACAAAGTAGCTATTGTAAATGGTAAAGACTTATATGAAAAAGTAAGAAGTATCTTATCTTAGGAGGTAAAAAATGGAAAATTTTAAAGACAAATTAAAAGAAGCTAATGAAGAATTAAATAGAAAAAATGGAGTAATTGAAACAGAAGTAGATGAAGAAATAGATGGAGAAGAAAAAGAAAAAGGATTAGTTAGAAAAGTTAAAATTTCTGATGGAAGAGAGTTTACTTTTGACTTTGGAAAACTAACAGGAAATTCAATAATTGAAATAAAGAAAAATTATGGAAAATTAAGAAAAAAATCGGCAACTCTTGTTGAAGAACTTGATGATTTCTATTATATGCTTGTTGCAGAGTATGTATCAACATATTCATATAAGACATTTTTAAATCTTTCTTATAAAGATTTTGCAAAAATAAGAGATGAAGTTAGAGATTTTTTGCAGGAAGATTAATAGAAGATCTTGAAAGAGAGCAATCAAAACTCTTAGATGAATTAATAGTAGAATTAAACAATCCATTAGGTGTAAATATGAATATTTCATACTCATACTTAATGGGTTGTGATATATATAGAATAAAAGAATTGATAAAAACAGTAGAAGAAACCATACAAAGAAGGGGGTGATATTCTTGGCAAAGAAAATGGATTTGATTATGAAAGTACAAGGGCTTATAGATAAATCACTACCTGGAAATTTAAAAAAATTAGCTAATGAGGTTAAGAACTTAAGAGCTGAAAGACAAAAAATGGAAAAGGCTCAAAAGACTTTAAAGGCTCAAAAAGAATTGAATAAAGAAATAACAGCTAATGTTGCTAAATATAGAAAACTTAGAAATGAATTAAAAGCTTTAGATGAGATAAAAAAGAGAAATGTTAATCTAACAGAAGCTGAAAAAAAGAAATATGAAAGCTTAACTAAAAAAGCTAAAGCCTTAGAAACTACTATAAAATCACAATCTAAATCATTCCAAAAGTATGGAATGGAGCTAAAAAAATTAAAAATACCTTTTGATAACTTACAAAATGAAATAGACCAAACAATAAGAAAAGAAAAGGAATTAATAGCTCAACAAAAAATAGTTGCTAAGAGTCAAGGTTTTTTAAAAGGTGCAAAAGATAAGGTAAAAACTGGAATAAAAGTTGCAGCAGTTGCAACAGTTGGTGCTGCAATTGGAATAGGAACTTCATCAGCTAAAGAGTATTTAGAATTTGATAAGCAAATGATTAAAGTTAAGGCTTTAACAGGAGCTACAATACAAGAATATGAAGCTTTAAAAAAGAAAGCTATGGAAGTTGGAAAAACAACAATATTCACATCTGAAGAAGCTGCAGCTGGTATGGAGAAGTTCGCCTTAGCTGGGTTTAAACCAAAAGAAATAATTTCAGCAATACCACCTATTTTTGACTTAGCAACAGCATCAGGAGAAGATTTTATAATGATATCAGATATGATATCAGATAACATGACTGCTTTCAAAATTGGAATTGATGATGTTGGACATGCTTCAGATATTTTAGCCAATACAATGTCAAGAAGTAATACTAATATCCAAATGCTAGGAGAAGCATTCAAATATGTATCTTCATCAGCTAGCAACTTGAATATAGACTTATCAACTACATCAGCTGCAATTGGTTTAATGGGAGACCAAGCTATAAAATCAGGACAAGCTGGTAGAGATTTAAAACAAGCATTTTCAAAAATAGCTGATGCAGGAGTACAAAAGAAATTAGAAAGCCTAGGAGTTAGCGTAAAGGATTCTAAGGGAGAGTTTATTGGACTTGTTGATTTTGTTAGACAACTTGAAAAAGTTACAGGAAAAATGAGTGGAATAGATAAACAAGCATTCTTAAAAGACTTATTTGGTGATCAAGGTAGTTTAGCAATGAATAAATTACTGACTGCAACAAAAGAAGTCAATGGAGTTATGTATGAAGGAGCAGATGCCTTAGCTGAATTTGCAAAAGAAAATGAAAATGCAACTGGAAAAGCAAAGGAAATGGCTCAAACTATTCTTGATAGTGATTCAGGAAAATGGGCTTTAGTTGAATCAGCAATATCTGATGTCAAATTAAAAATAGGTAAAGCTATATTTTCTAGTGGTGGAACTCAATTGATGGATACAGTTATGAGTTGGTTAAATGAACTTTCAAATGTTCTTGATGGAAATTTAAATGAAAGTGAAGCTAATAAGTTCTGGCAATCATTTATTGAAAATGGAAAAATGGCTTTAAATTCTATAAAAAATATAGGAATTGTACTTTGGAATGTCTTTAAAGTATTAAATACTATTGGAATAGATAATATCTTAGTTTTTGTAACAGTTTTTACTGCAACATCAAAAGTATTAAAATTTGCAGGAGCTGTAAAAGAAGTATTCACAACTGTAAAGGCTGCTGGTGGAATTATGTCAGCATTGAAAGCTGGAATAGCTGCTCTAGGTGGTCCGATTAGTTTAGTTATAGCTGGTGTAGCTTTACTTGGTTTTATAATCTATAAAAATTGGGATAAAATTAAAGTATTTTTTAAAGCTGTTTGGGAAACTGTAAAAGGTATAGGAACTATTATAAGTGGTATTTTTAAAGCTGTTGTTGATGGAGTAGTTAATCTATTTAAATGGCTTTGGAATAAGCTAAAAACTTATTTTAATAACTTTGGATTTCTATTATTAGGTCCGATAGGAATATTTATAAAATTAGGGCAATTAATTTCTCAAAATTGGGATTTAATTAAAGAAAAATTAAGTAGTGTTTGGGAGTATATAAAATCTATTCCAGAAAAAATTGTTGAAACAATTCTTAATGTTATATCAACAATTGGAAATTTCTTAGTTAACTTAGTTAGTGAAGTAATAACTGGAATAAAAAATTTATTCATAAAACTTTGGGATACTGCTGTTCAATTTTTCAATAATTTTGGATTCTTATTATTAGGTCCGATAGGAATATTTATAAAATTAGGAACTGTTGTTCATGAAAATTGGGATCTAATAAAAAATAAAATTTCATCAATATTTGAATCTTTTAAAAATACTATTAAAAATCTTGCTGAACAAATAAAATCATTCTTTGCAAAACCATTTGAATATATGTCTGAAGCTATAGCTGGAGCTAAAGAAAAGGTTTTAGACTTTGCAAGAAAAATTCCAGGAGTTAAATACTTAGTTGGAGAAAAAGAAAATGTAGCAAAAGTAAATGGAAGTCATGCTAATGGACTAAATTATGTACCATTTGATGGTTACATTGCTGAACTTCATAAGGGAGAAAGAGTCCTAACAAAAGATGAAAATGAAAGTATATTTGGAAGCTTAAGAAATAGATTACATAGTGCAACTCAAAGTAATCAATCAGAGAATAGTTCTAAAGAAACAAATGTTACTTATCAAATAAATAATACTTTCAATTTTACTGGAGTATCAGAAGATACTAAAGATAGTATTATAGAAAAATTACAAGAAAAGTTAAATGAATTTGAAAGACAATTAGAAAAAATGAAGGAGGAAAGAGAAACTTATGCAAGAACAAGTTTATAAAACAGAAGCTGGAGATACATGGGATCTAATTGCCTTTAAACTTTTTGGTAATGAAAATCTTATGCAAGAACTATTAGAAGAAAATATTGAACTTTCTGAAATAGTTATCTTTCCAGCTGGAGTTGAACTTTCTATTCCTGAAATAAAAGAAGATAAAAAGAGAGGTGTTGCTCCATGGCTAGTTCAAATTTAGTTAGGAGAGCCTCTCCTACCTTTTTTATAAACAATAAAGATGTAACTGAAGAAATGTTAAAACATATAGTTGATATGGAAATTGTGGACAACTTGGAAGGTACATTAGATGAAATAATAATAAAGCTTAACAATGAAAATAATAGATTTCTAACAACAAACTGGGCTATTCCAAAAGGAACAGAAGCTAAAATAGGAATAAAAACTTTAAATTGGAATAGTGAATTTGAAGGAGAAAGCCACAGTGACATAGGAATTTTTAATATAGATATAAGGCAATTTAATAGAAAAACTGCAACATTTAAAGGAATATCTGCACCACTTAGTTCAAGAGATGCAAAAAGGTCTAAAATATGGGCTAATATTTCTTTAGAAGCACTTGGAAAAGAATTTGCTGATAGATACAAGTTAAAGTATTTTTATAAAGTTAAAGAAAATATAACATTAAAAAATATAAAACAAGAAGAAGAAGAAGATTTCTCTTTTTTAAATAAAATTGCACAAGAAGAAGGAGTAAAACTAAAAATATCTAGTGGAATCCTTATATTATTTGAAGAAGAAATATTATCAGAAAATACAGCATTATTAAGTATTAGTTTAGATAATGTTGAAGAGTTTGAAATAAAAGATAAATCAAATGATATTTATGATGCAATAGAAGTAAAATACTTTGATACTAAAAAACAAAAAGAAGAAAAGGTTATTATAACAAAGCAAGAATTAGAAACTGGACAAAAATCAGATAATTATAAAAAAGTTTATTCTATAAAATCCAGGGCTAAAAGTGGAGATTTAAAAAAATTAGCAAAAAAAACTCTTGAAAATATAAATAAAAGAGAGATAGAAGCTAGTTTAAAAATTATAGGATGTAAAGAGTTATACAGTGGTTGCATTATCTCATTATCTGATGCTGGAGAGTTTTCAGGAAACTATGTTGTAACTAGACTTCAACATAATTTTCCAAAATTCATTACATCTATTGAAATGTACAAAATTAAAAAAGATATGAAAGAGGAGAAAGAAAAATGATTTCAGCATTAAAAGGAACAGTAGGAATTATTCAAAGTATCAATACAGTTGACTATACTGCTACTGTACAACTTCCTGAATATAATGATCAAATAACAGAAGGACTCCAAATTCTATCTCCAGTGACATTAGGAAACAAAATAACTTCTATCCCAAAGGTTAATACTCCAGTATTTTGTATATTTTTAGGAGATGATACTGAAAGAGGATTTATAATAGGAAGTTATTTTTCTGATAAAAACATGAGTAATTCTCAAGAAGATGAATACAAAATTGATTATCAAGGGTCAAGCCTTACAATAAAGGAAGATGGAAATATTGAGTTAAAGGGAACTTTAACCAAAATAGATAGTGAAGTTATTATAACTGGAGATACTACAATAGAAAAAAATATGACAGTAACTCAAAATGTAACAATTAGTGGTGGAATGTCAGCTAAAAAAGGTTTTGAAACTGAAAAAGCTACATTAAAAAATGGGAAATTAGATGTTCAATCTATTGAATATAAGGAGATGAGTAAGAAATGAATGTACTAAGTAGATTAACAAAAGATTTCTTAAATAATTTTACTAACTTAAATTTCTCAAGTAATCTAGGAAGTTATGGAGACATTGTTTTTCAAGTAAGTCGTGGAAATGTTTTAACTCCTGAAGGGATTGATTTAACAATATCATCAAAAATTGAAGAACATGATAATCTTGGAGAAGCTCCTTATACAGAATTTATTCATAGAAATTTAAGATCTATTTCTTTAAATATAAAGTTAGTTTATACATTAACAGATATAAATGATGCTTTACTAAAATTAGAAAAAATATGTGAAAATGGTGAATATTATCCACTTATTTTAGGAAATAAACCTTTGTCAAAATATGGATTTATTTTAATAGATTTTAAACAAGGAATAAAAAGTACAAATTCAAATGGAGAGCTAGAAGTTGTAAATTGTTCTTTAACCTTAAAAGAATATATTCCAAAGTTAGATAGACTTTTATTACCTACAACGAATAACTTAACAACAGAAAATAAAGAAAATACTAGAAACAACAATAATAATAGAAATAATCAAAAGAATACTAAAAAAAATAAAAAGGTCTTAAAGAAAAAATCTAAGACTAATGTTTATTCAAAAAATAAAGATGAAAAAAAATGGCTACGTGGATTAGTTGAAGATGATTTAAGAGGATATTAATAGGAGGGTATATGATAGTTTCAAATAATGTTGTTCCTAAGCATCCTAAATTAATGGAATTATATGTTCTATTAAATACGAAAAGGGGAACAGTACCACTCCATAGAGATTTAGGGATAGATAATAGAATGATAGATAGACCAATTACAGTTATAAAAAATAATATATTTAATGAACTGCAAATGCAAGTGAATAAATATATAAAAGGACTTACATTAAATAATGTTAATTGCAAAGCTACTGAAAATGGTCTTGAAATTGAATGCGAGGTTGAAATAGATGAAAGAATTTAATTTAATTGACTCTAATCCTGAATCAATATTAGCTGATGCTTTGAGATTCCATGAAGAAATTACAGGAGAAAGATTAGAGTTATGCACAAAAGAAGCATATTTATACTCAACAGTTGCAGCATTGTTGGCAAATATAAAAGCTAATATGAATGATGTAGCAAAGCAAAACTTCTTGAAATATTCAAGAGAAGAAAGACTAGATTTAAAAGGAAATTTCTATGGTGAAAGAGGTATTAGATTAAAAGCAAATAAAGCAAGAACTACAATTAGATGTCATATATCATCAGTTGTAGCAAAAGATGTAATTATAGCCAAGGGTACAAGGTTTCTCTATAAGAATTATATGTTCTATACAGAGCAAGAATATAAAATAAAACAAGGGAATACTTATGTTGATGTTATAGCCGTAGCTGAAATTGCTGGAGAACTAGGGAAAATACTAGCTGGAGATATTAAAGAAATAGTAGACAGATATGAATATATAAAAGAAATAACTAATATAACTGATGTGACAGGTGGTAGAGAAGAAGAAAATGATGATGAATATAGAAAAAGATTAGAGCTTATTCCAGAATCATTTACCACAGGTGGTTCAGAAGGTTCATATGAATATTGGGTTAAGAAATCATCAAATCTTGTTACAGATGTATTTATAAACAGTCCTAGACCTAATTATATTGATATTTATGTTGTTAATGGACTAGAACATCTCTCACAAGAAGAAAAACAGAAAATAAAGAATTATATAACTGAAAACAAAAATATAAAAGTTTTAAATGACCAGTTAGAAATAAAAGATCCAGTTTTTCACAATTATAATATTGATTTAGATTACTGGGTATACGATAATTCGTTAGTATCGAAATCAGAAATAGAAAAAGAATTAAGAAACTCATTAGAACAATATACTAAATCTTTTAAAATGGGAGAAAGCATAAATTTACAGGATATTATAGATATTTCTAAAAATGTGGAAGGGATAAGAAGAGTTGAAATAAAATCACCTCAAACTTATATAGGACAAAAGTTCCATTTAGCAAAATGTGGAACTATAACAATTTCATATAAAGGAGCAGAATCAAGATGAAAGAGCAAAATTTTATATATGATGTTACAAATATAAGAGATCTTGCTCCTGACATTTTAAGGAATGATAAACAATATAAGGTAGTTTTAACTGTAATAGATGCACTTATATCTAAGCATATTGTTGCTAATATAGAATATCTAGAGTTTCTTGAAAGAATAGATACAATGGAAGAAAAAGAGATTGACCTTGTTGCAAAAGAATTAAGCGTTGATTTCTATGACTTCTCTATGTCTATAGAAGAAAAAAGAAAAGCTTGTAAATTATCTTTCCAAATCCATTCAATAAAGGGAACAAATAAAGCTATTCAAGATGTCTTAAATATCTTCTATGAAAAAGCTAATATATTAGAATTTCCTGAGTTTAATGGAGATAATGGAACTTTTAAAATAGAAATTATGGGAACAACTAAAAGTAATTTAAATATTATGATAGATAGAGTTGAAAAAACTAAAAAGAAATCACAACATTTAACAGGAATTACTTTCAAAAATAATTCCAGATCACCTTTATATGTTGCAACACATATGAGATACGGAACAAGAGTAATTTTATATCCACAGCAAGACTATTTTTATCTTAATAATTTAAATTTAGTAAGTAAAACTGGAAAATATATTTTAGAAAAAAGGGGTGTTAACAATGGCTGAATTTAATAGTCACATAATAACAAATGCTGGAAGAAATCTTTTAGCAAGAGCATTAGCAGGAGAAGGAAAAATTATATTTACTAAAGCAGCATTTGGAGATCAGAAACATTCAGGAAACTTAAGAGAAGTTAGTGAATTAAAAAATAAAAAGCTAGATTTAAATGTTATGAATATAAGAAATGATAATGGTACTGCTGTTTTAACAGTACAAATATCGAATCAGAATGTAGAACAATCATTTCAAACAGAAGAGTTTGGAGTTTATGCAAAAATAGAAAATGATGTATCAGAAGTTCTTTATTCTTATACAACTGCTGTATCAGCTGATACTTTTCCAAATAATAGGTTAGGAAAAACATATGAATCTATACAAGATATATACATGGCAATTTCTAGTGATGTAGAAGCTGAAATATATGTAAGAGATGGAGTTATTTATTTAACAAGAGATATAGCTAATCAGGTTTATACAGAAACTGGAATCACAGCAGTTGGTACATTAAAAGGAAGAAGTAATTTGGAAGAAAATAAACAGTATCTAGCTGATAATGGACATTGGTATAAAAATATTGGTGGAAATAGAAGTTGGAATTCTTTAGGAACACCAGATGAACAATTAATTCCAATTACATGGGAATATTTATATAAAAGTTTAAATACAAAAGAAGGACAATTAATTCAAAATTTAAATGGACTTTTAGGAAAAAATAATGGTCAATTTCCAGTAGACCAGGCAGTTGAAGGAAATGTTTACTATTTTCCAGCTAATCAAAAATACTATTACTGTTTAAAAAGCCAAAGCGGTAGAACAAGTGTTCCAAATGCTGACTTTGAAGAGATGTCAATTTGGGCTAATAAGAAGAAATTGGAAAATCTAATCAAATATGATTTTATAGATAAAACAGCAGGGACTAGATATTCAACTCTAGTTTTTTCTAAAATAGGTAATATTGGACATGTTTTTTTAGATGTTCCTTCTTCAGTTTCAACATCTTTAAACGATGGAACTTTACTATTTACGTTTCCAATTGGCTATAAACCAAAAATTTTTAATTTAAAGTTAATAGTTTCTAATCCAGGCGGAAGAACAGCGAGAACTCGATATGATGCAAACACAGGAAATTTATATATATTAAGTAAATTAGATGTAGCTGAGAGTATGTATTTAGATACTTTCTATTTCTTAGATTAATTACTACATTTTATCCAAGGACTCCAGCTATTATAGTCTTCAGCACCCTGATTTACACGAGTGTACATAGATGTTCCTGAGATATAGAGTTGAGTTTTTCTAGCATAATAAAATGATATTAGCATTCCAAAGCTATTATTATCTCCTGCTGGTCTATTATTCAT